TTATGGCGAGCACAATCCGACCTGGTGGGGCATCGCGGCCGTTGATTATGACGATGACCTCTGGATCATCGACGAGTACGTCAGAGCGGAGGCCGGCGGCGCGGATCATGCGCGCGGCGTCAAGGCAATGGTCGAGAATTGCCCCTATATCCGAAAAAGCCGGCCCAAGCTGCACCTGGCACCGTCCGATATGTGGACGCGCCGGGCGCCAGGCGAAGCCAGCCAGGCATTAGCGCCGCGCGATTCGTTCGCCGGCCAGGGCATCCACCTGACCCGGGCGAACATGGACCGGGTGAACGGCTGGCGCAACCTCAAGGATTTGATGTACAGCAAGCGGATTAAATTTTTCAAGGGCCGGACCGACCGCGTGGCTTCGTCGCTGGCATCTGTGCAGCGCGACCCGCACGATCCCGAGGACGTGCAAAAGGGCGGCGACGATCACCCGGCCGACGGCCTGCGGTATATCATCAATCACGTTTATAAGCCGCGTCCGACCAAAAAGCCGGACACCCGGCCCAACGCCGGCGCGGCTGTTATCGACCTGCTCGAATCGCTGGGCAAACAGAAATCGAGATATTCATAATATTTATTTCCTTTCCGCGTGTTGCTTGGAAAGCGAGCGCGGTTGATTAAAATAAGTGTAGCGGTTATAAAAGGGCGCCATCCCGCCGGTCGGGAGAGCGCCCTTTTTGCGTGTGTGCCGGTCGGATGGGGCCGGCATGCACAAAATAAGAAATAAACGATATGGCTTTATCGAAAAGACAGGTTAAATTTTGGCGTCGAGAAATGGAAGTGCTCGACGATCTGTATAAAAATCGAATGAAGCAGTGGCAAAACCTGGTGGATCTCCACAATCTCGAATTTGACCAGCAGATCCGCGACCTGGACGTGTCCGAGATGATCCGGGTGCCCGTATTTTATACGGTCTGCCGGCAGCTGATCGCGGCTATTGCGTTTAATTACCCGAAATTATTTATCACGGTCGAGGACGATGAGGGCGAGGGCTTCCCGATTTCGGATATTTTGGAGCGCGCCTCGAGCGCCTTCCTGCGCCTGGCGAACGTCAAGCGGCATGTGCATCAGGCTATATTTGACGCGCTTCCCTGCGGCATCGGCTGGCTGCGGGTGGATTATAACCCGCCGGGCGACGATCTAATCCCGCCGTACACGGCGAACGATTCAATGGCCGAGGATATGGTCTGCGTTTCCCGGGTGCCGCCTGGATTCGTCCACATCGACCCGCAATGTCCGCCGCACATGATCGGCCACGCGCGATATATCCGGGAAAGAATGTGGGTGCCGCTGAAGCAGCTAAAAGACGACGATAATATATCTCATCGGCGCGAGATAAAGGCGACAAGCGTCAACGATAAAGACGATCTCGTATTCGGCGAGCCGCAGCGCGAGCGCTCCGAAACGGACGAGCAGAAGGCGGTGCGCGAATCGGTTGATAATGGCGATTTCGTTTTGATCGACCGCATTCACGACAGGATGAACCGCCGGCAAATCATGTTTGCCGATGGCGTCGAGGAACCTATCCAGGACATAGAGCATCCGTTCACGAAGATGCACTTTGACCAACGGGTCGATATTTTGGGCGCGCCGATGTTTGCCGAGGACGGCGAAACGCCGGTGCTCGATTTGGAAAACGGCCAGCCGGCCGCCGGTTGGTTGGTGGAACACGGGTTGCCGTTTATCCCGCTCAAGTTCGACATGTCGGTCAACAGTTATTACCCGGTGCCGCAGCTGGAGCTGATTAAAGACCTCCAGGGCGCCATTGTCGAGTCCATGAGCCGGCAGTCGGCCATGCTGAAGCGCTCGGCCAGGCAGGCGCTGGTGCGCGAGTCTGAAGCGCAGGCGAACCCCGAGCTGGTGGATCGGCTGCGAAAAGGGAACGACGGCGAGTTCCACGTCGTACAAGATCCAGACTCGGCCATGAGAGAAATCGGCTGGGGCAGCGTCCCCGGGGAGCAGTACGCGCTCCAGGACCGGGCGCAGCAGCTCGTCGATATGGTGACGCAGGTCAACGATTTAAGCCAGGGCGGCGCCGAAGATGCGCGCACCGCGACCGAGGCCGGCTTGATTGCGGCGGCGGCGTCGATCAATAGGGAATGGATGGAATCGGCCGTGGCAACGGCTTATGAAACGGTCGTACGCAACGCATTTCAGATTATGGGCGATCCGCGCTATACGCCGGAGGATTTCACCGTCAACGTGGCGCCGGACGGGGCGCAACGCCTGACGCGCGCGCTCCAAACGGCTGATTTTCTATGGAATTATCGCATTAATGTCCAGGCCGGCAGCACGCGGCCGCTTTTTGAGCAGTTGCAGCGCAGCCAGGCGGTCGATTTTTACGATCGGGCGCGCAATTCGCCCAATTTTGACGCAATGGAATTGGATAAATTCCTGGCCTCGGCCTATGAAATCGCAGATCCCGAGAAATTGCTGGTGGACGACATGAACGAAGAGGCCAACCGCGCCGTTCAGCTTGAGCACGATTTTATGTTTACGCGCCTGCAAGATCCGGGCGTTTTCGAGGGCCAGGATCACCAGGCGCATATGCAAGGCCATCAAATGTATCAAGAGCTGCCGCAATACCAGCAGCTGCTCGTATCGGCGCAGGCGCGCGATTTGGCCGGCAATTACCTGAATCCGCAGGCGGTCCAGCAGGTGCAGCTTATCGACCAGCTGGTGCAGGGCCATATCCAGGGACACCAGCAGGCGCTACAGCAGGAGCAGGAAAATATAGGGGCACCGAGTGCGGCGCCTTCCGGGCCGGCTCAGACCACGCTCCAGGGGCAGGTACAGAGCAACGCACAGAATATTTCCAACCAGGTGGCCGCCGATACGGCCGAAACGATTGACGCGGCATAAGGGGGCGAGCAATGGCGAAGGCAAAAGCAAAAGCGAAAGCAAAAGCGAAGGCGCCAATAAAAACCGTTGACGATGTTGGCGCGCTTTCTCCCTCAAATATCGAGGCATTACAGTATATAGTGGCCAGTATTGAAGCGAGCCCGGTGAATCGCAGTGATGGCACCGTGGCCTATCTAATAAGTTGCTCCCAGCTTGTTAATCTGCGGGCGCTGATCTGGGCTATAAAATGATTAAACTCTGGGATTTCGCCTGCACCGCCTGCGGCAAGCGCTACCCGTCGCACCCTTACGAGGGGCACCGGCCGGTGTCGATCCCGTGCGAATGCGGCGAAGCGGCGACCTGGGCTAATCAACGGCCCAATCTCATCCATTCGACCCATTCGGGCCGGAAATACGGCGAGTTTGACCCGCAGTTCGGCGTCGTGGTCGAAGATTACGCGCACAAAAAACGGCTATTGAAAGAGCACGGAATGCACGAACTGCCGCCGGAAACGCTCGAAGAGGCGCGCGAGGCGCCGCTGCACGCCGGCAGCACGGCCGAGCGCGACCCGAACGTCATTATAGCGGATTCGCTTGACGAAATCAGGGCAAAGATCCCGACCGATCGCGTAGACCATCGAGCCACGGGCGGCGGCCGGCCCGATCAAGAGAGTTGGATTAAATTTTGAAGCCTTATCAAGAGGTGGTGTAGAAAGTGGTAATTTGTATCAATCGCGGCGAAATTTCGCCGACAAGCCGAAATTTCGCCGAGAAAAACAAAACCTGAAATTTAGCAAATAGCGACCCGAATTTGTAAGTGTAAGCAGGACAGCCATTTACGTTTAACATTCGGGTGAGCCTTATTTTCCTGAAGATTTTTCTGAATGTCCGGCGAAATTTCGCCGAGAACAGCAGCACGAACCATAAAAGGGCGCCATCCCGCCGCAGGGAGGCGCCCTTTTTCATTTTGTTGCCGGTACCCCATCCTGCCGGCGGCAGCAACCAATAGGATGGGTTTTTTATGAGCGAAGCATTCCCAACGGACTCGACGACCACGACCACCGAACAAGCAGAGGCTCCCCCTCCCGAACCTGGCGCCGAATTGGGCGCGGGAATGCTCGGCGAGGATACGGAGCTAGACGCCTCGGGCGCGGCCAGCGAACAACCGGGCGGCAGTGCGCAAGAAGCGGCGTCAGATGGCGCCACAACCAACAACGCGCCGGCCTCCGAGGAAGACCAGGCGGCCGGCCTACGTCAAGCCGATTATACGCGCAAAACGCAAGAAATCGCCGATCATCGCCGGCAGTTAGATAATGAGCGCGCGGATTTTCGCCAGCAGCAGCAGCAATTCCAGGAAACGCAAAGGCAAATGTTGCTCCAGCAGCAGCAGGGGCCGCCTCCACCGGGCTTACCTCAACAACTCCAGCAGGTAATGTCCGACCCGTCCCTCTCTTCTGAGGATCGGGCCGGCCTCAATGTCATTTTGACAATGAGCCAGCAGCAGGAGGAGCAGGCCGGCGTTATTGCCGATCTGCGGGCGCGATTGGAACAATGGGAACCGCAGATGCAAACGACCAACCAGGTCGTCACGCAGTTGTCCCAGGAGCAGCAGGCGAATAACGTCAAACGCATGGAAGGGCAGGTCCAAGAATCGTATGATCTGTTCGGCCAGGAAACGACGCAAGCGGCGGCCGAGTTCATTAAAAAGAACATATCGACCCCAAACCGCAAAACCGGCCAGCCGTACACCGTGGCCGAGTTGGTGGCGTTGGAGTCGGGGCGCTCGGTGGACGACGCGCAGGCGGCACGGCAGGGCAACAAAGCCGTGCGGCAGCGCTCGAAGCAGGGCGCCAACAACAACGGCGCCGCGCATCCGGCGACCACGCCGGCGGGTGGTTCTCTTTCAAAAGAGGAAGCGCTGCGTGAAATCGAATCAAATATGGCGTAGATATTCCTTGACGGGAAATTAAATCATGGCACAGACCACCAGCGAAGTATGGGACAGTCATTGGAGCGCAACGCGCCGGACTGTTCGACCCGAAGTTGTTGACAACTTCTTCGAGGATTATCCCACCTTGGAAATGCACCGCCGCAAAGGGCTGCGCATGTCCAGCAAGGGGGGGAAAGAGATCGAGGTCAAACTCCAGACCAGTGGCGGGACCGCTGAGAGCTTCGACAAGTACGACGTTCTCAACAAGTCGCCGGTCGATCCGTTCGAGAGCGCATTCTATAAGCGCCGCTATTACGCCGCGCCGGTGATCCTTTCCGACACCGAGCACTGGGAAAATAGCGGCCCGGAACGCATTTTCGACGAGTTGGAGCACCTGGGTAATAACGCGATGAACTCGATCCTCAAAGCCATCAACGAGGATATTCTCAGCGCGCAGGCGGGGAAGAACATGCTCGGCTACCAGGATATTATAGCAGACGCCGCCGGCGCAACCGTGGGCGGCATCAATTCCAGCACGACCACGGCGTGGGAATCGCAGCGCTACACTACGTCTACCACGTTCACGACGCAGACCGTCACCAATATCTTTGACGGTATTGCGGCCTGGAACGAGGTGCTGGATAATTGCCGCATCCAGGGCGGCGTAATCAAGCAGATTGTGACCACGTACTCGATCGGCCGCGCTTATCGCGAGGCGATCAGTTCGCAGGGGTACGCGCGCACTGAGCTTGACAACGCTAAAGGTCCGGGGGGGAATATGTTGCCGCCATTTTACGCGGCCGAGGTGATCGCTGACAACGATTGCCCGTCCCTGCATAGCTATTTCCCGGACACCAGGCACACGAAGCTCGACGTGTTGTCCCAGGCCAATTTTCGCAAGACGCCGTTCACCAGTTTGCAGTCGAACGGCCAGCTGGCGCAGTTGGCCTATGTCGTGGCCGGTGTGCAGCTTTACACTGATAACCGCCGCCGTAATGGCGTAGCTACCGCCATCACCGGCAGCTAATCACGCGCCGGTTTATGCCGGCATCACAGCAGTTCAACGAAGGGGCGCCATCCCGCCGCAGGGACGCGCCCCTTTTTTAATTCTCGATTTCCAGGGCACAAGCCAATGTGCCAGGACCGAGCAAAGAAGGGCAGGAAATCATGGCAAATATTATTCAGAATGGCAACGTCAACGCACCATCTGACGGTGTCAAGCAGGGGCTTTTTGAAGAAAGCTCCACACAGCAGGGCAACGTCGGCGCCGAGCGCCGGCTCGAAGATGGGCGCTCTTTCCGCTACGCCTATTTTGCCGCCGCAACCAATTGCGGCCTTTTGGTTTCGACCGATGTCTCAGCTACGTCCGTAGTCGAGATTGATGGCAAATGCACGGCTGCCTCGGCCGCAGCTACCGAGGTGACAATCACGGATTCGACCACGTTGGGCAGTGCAACCGCCGACCAGTACGCCGGCGCTTATCTGCACATCACCGACGACGCCGGCGAGGGGCATCAGTACCGCATTCGGGGCAATACGGCCGCATCATCTAATGCCGTCGATTTTACCCTGTACGACGGGCTGCGGGTGGCGCTCACCACGGCCAGCGATGTGGCCATCACCGGGTACCCGTATAACAATGTGCGCGGTGCTACCGCCGCGACGGATTATATTGTGTCCGGCGTTACGGTGATGAGCGTCACGGCTAACTATTACGCCTGGGTTCAGACCCGGGGAATTGCGACCGTTCTCTCGGACGGCGCCGTGGCCATTGGGGTCAACCTGACGCTTTCGGACGGCGTAGCCGGCGCGGTGCAACTCAAAGATGCCGAAACTGAGCCGCTGGTCGGGTACGCCTGTTTTGCATCGGATGATACGGGCCACGTAGGGGTCAAACTTTACGGCCTCGATTAACAATTTTACCAGGTGGGCCGGCACGGGTCGGTCCACCTATTAACCCATCAAAGGAATTTTATGCCACGGAAACGCGCAGAACAGCCAGCAATGCACGACCGCGACCTATTAGATGAAGCGCTTGAAACGCAAAAGGTGGTCGTCGAAGACACCGACCCCGAAGAGGCGCCCCAGGCGGCCCCAGACGCCGCCGTAAAGGACGAACTCCTGCGCCTGCTGCAAGATCCCGATATAGCCAACCAGGCCGTGCAGACCGCCCTGGGGACGGCAGAGGGGCGCAAGGCGCTCAACGTGCCGCTGGGCGTGGGCGCGCCGGTGGGCGAATATCAGCGCAATTATAAAGGCGAGGAGCATTTGCGCGTGCACGGCGGCGTCGAAGTGGAGCATGAAAGGGGTTTCGTGCCTCTGCCGCCCTCGTATGTCACGAAATACGAAGCCAAAAACGGGCAGCAGACCGATTATGAGCCGGGCGAAGCGGTGGCGGTGAGAATGGACGCCTTAGAACCGCTGTTAGACGACGCCGGCCGGCCGATCAAAACCGAAATGTACCGCTTTTATCTCGATCAGCAGGTAAAGGGCGAGCGCCTGGACGGCAACGTGCGTTCAGATATGGCCGCCGGCGTTTTTGCCGCCGATGGTACGCCGCGCTTCCAGGCCGACGACCCGGGCATGGGGCCAACTTCCGAGGGGTAAATCATGACGCTTTCCCAGGCGATCACGACCGTATTAAAGCGGGTGGGCCTATCGACGGCCGCCGGCGAGCTGCAAGATCAAGCGCGCTTGTATTTGGGTATGGTCGTGGCCGAGGTTTCGCCGTTGGCCAGTTGGTGGTGGCTGGATCGCACGGCCACGTTTGCGACGGTGAACGGCACGCGCACCTATACGCCGATCGAGGGCAACGTGGCCGCCTGGTTCAGCTTCGTGGATCAGTCCAACAACCGCACCCTCGATATTGTCGGGCCGGATGAATACGACATGCTGGACATTGACCGGGACGATTCCGGCACCGTGGAGGCCGTTTTTCTCGGTGGTCTTGATGCGTCTACGGGGTACCCGACAATAGAATTGTGGCGCACACCCTCCGCTGCGGCGACCATCCGGGTGCGTTATCGGCAGGACATTGGCGCCTGGACAGCGAGCAACGACAGCAGCGAATTACTGGCCTTGGGTCTGCCGCGCATTATGGAAAATGTGCTCATCTACGGCGCCTCTTCTCTATATATGGACGAAGAGGGGGACGAAGGTTCAGCGGCAAAAGAAGACGCGCGATATAGTCAAGCGTTAAGTCTGGCATTACGGCAAAATAGCCGGCAGCAAGGAAATCGACGATATCCACCGCTAAGAAATCGCGCCGGCGACGATGAGCTGGTCTTGCGAATTGGCACCGATACGGTGACAGGGGCATAAGGAAATGGCAATTTTCGGACAAAGTCAACCGACATCAGTGCGGCCGCCAAAGAAAAAAAAGCCGCAACCGCCACAAAAGGTTGTCACGGGTCCAGTATTAGGCGCGCCGAAGCAGGCGCCGGTCGGTGGTCGTCCCTTGGCCGAAGATTTAAGTGGTTTTTTGGGGTCGCAATTATTCCAGGCGACGCAAGGGCAGCCGGACCAAATCACACAAAGCCAGCTGGTCGATTTCGACGAGCAGACGCGCCGGGCGCGGGAACAGCAAATTGAGGATTTAAACCGTTTCGGTATAATCGGCGGGGGCGGGGTATCCTCGGGCCGAGTGGCGGATATCCTGGGCCGCTTTGACGCGGATACGCTGCGTGGCCGCCAAGCAGTCCGGGCCGCTGGGCTAAATCGCATATTAGGGACGATATTGCCCCAAGCAGTAGAACAGCAACGTTATATGGGCACCGAAGGGATCGAGCGCGCCAAATTGGAACAGGCAGGTGTTCAATTTGGGGAAACCTTAGCCGAGAAACGCCTGGGGCGCGAACAGGAGGCCGCTTTAGAGCGCGAGCGGATGGCGCAACGTGGCGGCGAGTTTACGGCCACATTAGGCGAAACGCAGGCCGGCCGGCAGCAGATCGCCAGTGAGGCGGCGCTGGATAGAGCGCAGCAAGCGGCACAATTTGGCGGCACATTAGGCGAGGCAACGGCGGCGCGCGAACAAGCGGCGGCCTTAGAGCGCGAGCGATTGGCGCAGCAGGCCGGCCAGTTTGGTGGGACGTTAGGCGAGCAGCAGGCGGCACGCGAGCAAGAGGGGCGCATGGAGATTGCACGCCTGACGCAGCAGGCGGGGCAGTTCGGTATGGGTCAGGATTTGGAGCGCGAGCGTCTGGGGCAGCAAGCCGGCCAGTTTGGGCGCTCTGCGACCGAGCAGGAGGCGGCGCGGTTGCAGCAGGCGGCATTGGAGCGTGAGCGTTTAGCAGAGCAGCGGGCCGGGCGTGAGCAAGAGGGGCGTATGGAAATAGGGCGCCTCACACAGCAGGCCGGCCAGTTCGGTCAAAGTTTGGCCGAGCAGCAGGCAGCGCGCTTGCAGCAGGCGGCCTTAGAGCGCGAGCAGATGGCGCAGCAGGCCGGCCAGTTTGGTGGGACGTTAGGCGAGCAGCAGGCGGCACGCGAGCAAGAGGGGCGCATGGAGATTGCAC